GTCGCTACGCTCCCTGCGCTTATAGAAGTAGACACATTGTAATCTCAACACATTATATTATCAAAAGCCTAAAAAGGAAACACAACTCCGGGCAGACTCCGACATCCAGGGCAAAAGGGCCTGCCCGGTCCCGACTCCGCGGGGCCAGAATTCCTGCCCCACGCGACACAGACGCCACGTCGCACAACGTCGGTTGGCAACACAAGAACGCTGCTATTTTAGATTCAACTAAGATATGCGCCCACGGTATAGTGACCCATTGTGTTTAGTGTTCCATTAGATAGATCTATAGGTATATATGCTATAGCTAGCTTATTATTTTTTTCCTACGTGTTCTCTTCGTTAAAAATGGAAACAAAGTCTATTCGTAGTCAACCATAGTCATTGTTTAACACCCTATCTATCATAGGGTGTTTTCGCTATTAACTAAGTGTTTATATATTATTGCAACTAATTCCGCTAACCGAAAAACTGTAAAAACCGTGTAGTTTTTTTTAACTCGCCCGTGCACTTCATAACCATGGAAGAACCTATGGACCTAGGAGCACAAGAGATCCCATCAGTGATAGACGATTTGGCTATGGAAGACCATTCCGCAGACATCGACATCCTCGACGACCTCACCAACTTATCACCATCTCCTCCTTCTCCTCCTACTCTACCTTCTCCTACTACTTCTTCCAAGCACTTTCGCCTAACTGCAGTTAATATATTCTGCACTTGGCCACAATCTACCGCAACAAAAGAAGAAGTGCTTAAACGCATTATGGCTACAGCTGGCGCTGAATGGGCGGTAGTGTGCCAAGAAGACCACAGAGAAACAGATGGAGTACATCTTCATGCCGTGGTACACTTCAAGGCGAAGAAGAACTTCAAGTCGACATCCCAGATGGATCAATGGGGTGGAAAGCCAGGCCACTACGAAGCAACCAAAAACCTGAAGCTTTCCGTGATTTACATCACCAAGGATGGAGACTGGATAGCTGAAGGAATCGACGTCGACAAATTCTGCAAAGAGAAGTCTAGCGCGAAATCCACCATCATCGCCGACATGATCAAGAAAGAGGTGCCGATTGGAGATATCATGGAAAAAGAATCGGGTTTTTTCTTGCTCCATTCGAATCAAATCAGGAATTTCGCAGCCGAATGGAGTGCAAGGAAAGCTGCGAAACTCTTAATGGGATTCAAGGAGGTGATAATGGCCAACAACCAGACGCCGGAGGAGAGATCGATTGGAATTTGGTTGAACGACAACCTGAATGGTTCTTTTCGGCCATTAGGGAAGACCCAATTATTTATCTATGGCAAGACGATGTTGGGGAAGAGCCGGCTATGCAAGATATTGGGAAAAATGGTCAAGACCTACTTTGCAACTTCAACTGAACACTTCTTCGACCGCCTCGACGAATCCTACCAACTCATCGTCTTTGACGAATTTCACGGCCAACAAACCGTGACATTCATGAACCAACTCCTTGATGGCCAATCAATGGTGATTCCACAAAAAGGCCACCAATACGACAAGATCGTCAACACTCCTTGCATCATCTGCGCCAATTACCCATTGAAGGACTGCTACCGCAAGGTTTTCGACGAAAACCGCGAACATTTCGATGCTCTCAATCGCCGTCTATTATCTGTAGAAGTGACTCACCAACTCAACCTTTGGCCACATTTAAATATTCGAGTGTAAATTTTTTAACCTTTGTAAATTTTATACAGTTTATATGTACATAGCAATCAACGAAATCACGGATGGATTTAGCGCACAAACCCAAATCCTATCCTACACGACAGCCGGGGTAGCCTCTATAACTGTCTACAAATCATCATAACGCACACGACAAATTCCAGACAACTGCCCGTTGTCACCAACATCAGAACCAATCGTCATCAAAAACAACCCACCAGACGTAATATCAGCAACTGTCCCACCCCCCGTGTTATTGAAAATCGTGGGCAAAATCCCACGCCAAACGATGCGATGCTTCACCATCTCACCAGCCTGGCCACTAGCAGACGTCCGAAAATGCCAATCCCGCAAAATAACAAATCGCGATCGATTTTCCAACTTAATCGGACTATTCTCATCATTCAACCCCAACGACAAATCCAACACATCGCTCACACTTGGAGCCGTAGCATTGGTCTGCTTGTCATACACTAACAGAACCCGCCCCCCCTGCGAATCCGTAATCGCAGTCTTCGTCACCGCGGTCAAATCGCAAACCACCTTACGGAGACGAACCTTGTTCCCAACACGCTGGCCAATACCAGAACCAGGAGCCAACCCATTCAACAACAACTTCGCCGTACTACGACCATACTCCATATAAACATTCGTATCTACGCTCTTCCACTCATTCTTGCCAATCTGCAGCCCGGCAACCCGCAAGTTAGGACGACGAGCCACATAACGGGGACGTCGGCGATAACGCCCCGCACGCTTCCAAGGACGCCGTGTAAAACGACGTTTACGGACATTCCAACGACGCATTTCAAAAGAAAAAAAAAACTAAATTTGTTCACACGAAAAAAAAACTGTACAAATTTACAACACCAACACTCACGAACACCAGGACACTGGTGTCCTAGGACACCACAGGGGCCCTACTCGTCGGTCCAACGAAACTCACAATTTCCATCGAAATACATCTTCCGATAATAAGGCCCGCTCACATTGCACCCCTTGTTCAACAAAATCAAATGCAAACTACCAGTGTTGATATCGGCCACAGTACCGCCGTTACTAGGGTTATACGTGGTCGGCAAATCCATCAACAACCTGATATGCCGAAAAATACTCTTCGACTCCTCCAACGGCTCAACCGAGGAAGAATTCCAATACTCATTCTCATGATGAGCCTCAGGCATAATCGTCTCGTCATATAAAATGATAAATCTATCTCGATAAATAACCTCACACGACGCATAAAACGACGAAAACGGAGACGGACAAACTGCAGCATTCGGTTGCTTATCATACACCACAGCAATCCGAGCAGCCATCGGATTATTATACCACGTCGAAATCAAATTCGACACCATGCTGATTGAAAATCGAAAATCCAGCACCCGATTAACAATACGATTCCCAATGCGATCACCTTGCCCAGTTCCCTTGATCAATCCATTCAAACACGTAAACTGGAACGCATCGCTCGTTCCCGCGTTGTACAACACCTGCACATTCCTATACTTCGTCTCCCTCGGCAACAACTCCTCGTTGTTATACTCCAATAACCGCCCCTTAGGCAACAACAACCCAGCTAACGTGTATCTTCCGACAGGTGGCTTGTCATACTCGGCTTTCGGATCTTTCCGGAAACCCACCGGATAAAGCGTACACACAGCTTGATCATCTGGTACGATGCTGTAACTAGGTTTGCTACGTTGGAGGCGCATCGCCATTGCTTCTGATCCATACACTAATAAAGAAAAAAACCCAAACTTCCGATTCTAAAAAAAACTAACTACTTAGGGAATCTTGATGCCTCGAAGACTCGGCATCAAGAGACTAACCGGAGGTGTCCGCGCTTCGCGGGACACCAGGACACCGCAAGCTCTGTAATACTATAGAGCTTGCTTGGTGTCCCCCGACCGAACATCGGACCGGTACAATCTTTTTAGTCTGACTTTCTCACACTTAGAAATTTTTCAGATGTTTTATAGATCGGATCAGTACTTTCTGAACCACTACGCGCACTCGGCCTCCGGCCTCGCCCTTCGGGAATCGCTGCCGCGATTTGCGCTCCGCTGCATAACGCTTCGGTCGCTACGCTCCCTGCGCTTATAGAAGTAGACACATTGTAATCTCAACACATTATATTATCAAAAGCCTAAAAAGGAAACACAACTCCGGGCAGACTCCGACATCCAGGGCAAAAGGGCCCGCCCGGTCCCGACTCCGAGGGGCCAGAATTCCTGCCCCACGCGACACAGACGCCACGTCGCACAACGTCGGTTGGCAACACAAGAACGCTGCTATTTTAGATCCAACTAAGATATGCGCCCACGGTATATTGACCCATTGTGATTAGTGTTGCATTCGATAGCTCTATAGGTATATATGCTATAGCTAGCTTATTAATTTTTTTCTACGTGTTGTCTTCGATAAAAATTAAAAACAAATTTTATTTGTTATTCAACGCTAGTCTTTATTTAACATCCTATCTTGCATAGGCTGTTTTTTCTATTAAAACTTGTTTATACTCTTATTCCTTTATTCCGCTAACCGCTAACCGAAATCAGTTTTTAACTGCTAACCGAAATCAGTTTTTTTAAGCGGAAACTTGAACAGCACATGGAAGAACCGACGGAAATCGGAGCCCAACAAATTCCATCCGTGATGGACGATATAGCGATGGAAGATCACAGTGCCGAAATCGATATTTTGGACGACTTACCAGACGGCATCAATCCACCTTCAACTTCTTCTTCTACTTCTTCTTCTACTTCTTCTCCCCCACCAACAAAGACCAAACGGTTTCGTTTGGCAGCTACCAATGTGTTCTGTACCTGGCCTCAATGCAACGAGGACAAGAACACTGTTCTTCAACGCGCACTCCTACTGCGCTCTATCGACTGGGCTATTGTGTGTCAAGAACAACATCACGAAACAGAAGGACAGCATCTACACGCCCTTCTGCACTTCAAATCAAAGAAAAATTTCAAGAGCGTAGCCCAACTTGACGCACTAGCCAACCATCCTGGACATTACGAAGCTGTCCGAAGCATTCGCGACAGTGCAATCTATATCACCAAAGAAGGTGATTGGATAGCTTCACCAGGAGTGGATGTAGAGAAGCTAACAACAGAGAAGAAATCCGCGAAGTCATCGATCATTGCGGAGATGATAAAAAAAGACACTCCGCTGGCCGACATCATGACTGCTGAATCGGGTTTCTACATGCTCCACGCGAACCAAATACGCAGCTTCCAGTTCGAGTGGAGACAGATGAAAATGGAAGCAACTTTACTCGGATGGACCGAGATTCCTTGGATCAACTCGATGACCCAACAGGAAGTGGAGATCTCGGCATGGCTCAACACCAACATCCCATCATCGCCAACGAGGACGTTTGGGGCGAAACAACTCTATATTTATGGGAAGACAATGATGGGCAAGACAAGTCTGATCAACAACTTGTCGTTGCGTGTGAAAACCTTCTGTTCTACGACCAGTGAGAAGTACTTCGACGGACTCGACGACAGCTACAAACTGATCGTCTTCGACGAGTTCCATGGCCAGCAGCCAATTACTTTTATGAATCAAGTCTTGGATGGCCAACACATGGTGATTCCCCAGAAAGGGCACCAGTATATGAAACTCAACAACCCTGCCGTGATCATCTTGTCCCAATACCCTCCTTCGGAGTCGTATCCGAACGTATTCCTGAACAATCGTGACCACTACGACGCTTTTGTTCGCCGACTGAATATTATTAATGTGACATCCCCAATTAATCTATTTCATTAACTATAGTATTTGTAAATTTTATACAGTTTATATGTACATAAACTTAAGTATCCCCGGGGGAGCCTCAATAAGGATACAAAATTACAAAAAAAAACAAAAACACACGGTCGGTGGGAGTCAAGCTCACAAAACCGGAACTCTACCACCTAAGCGACCGTAGACACCGCGGACACCGCCTAACCTTCCTGACTAACACGGATTCTTTTACGAATCGTCGTAACGCACACGACAAATTCCGGACAACTGCCCGTTGTCCCCAGCATCAGAACCAATGGTCATAAGATACAGCGCCCCAGACGCTATGTCCGCCACAGTACCGCCCGCACCATTGTTGTACACGGTAGGCAACACTCCACGCCACACAAGCCGACGCTTGACCATCTCGCCAGCCTGCCCACTAGCTGACGTTCGAAAATGCCAATCCTTCAAGATCACAAACCGCGACCGATTCTCCAACTTGATCGGACTATTCTCATCGTTGATACCCAACGAAATATCCAAGACATCACTAACAGACGGAGCCGCAGCATTCGTCTGCTTATCATACACCAGCATCACACGACCACCCTGCGGATCTGTAATCGCAGTCTTCGTCATCGCAGTCAAATCCGCAACCACCTTGCGGACACGAATTTTGTTGCCAATACGCTGCGACAAGCCACTACCCGGAACTAACCCGTTCAACAACAACTTATCAGTAGTTTTGCCGTATTCCAAAAACACGACAGAATCTACGGACTTCCACTCATTCTTGCCCATCTGCAGGCCGGCAACCCGCAAGTTAGGACGACGAGCCACATAACGGGGACGTCGGCGATAACGCCCCGCACGCTTCCAAGGACGCCGTGTAAAACGACGTTTACGGACATTCCAACGACGCATTTCAAAAGAAAAAAAAAAACTAAATTTGTTCACACGAAAAAAAAACTGTACAAATTTAAAACCCCAAAACCCACAAAACCAAGAACACTGTTTCCCTAGACCCCCACAGGGACCTACCCCGTCAGACAACAGAAACCAACAATTTCCCTCGAAATACATCTCC